ATCCATCATACCATGCATTCCAGTTCCAAGATCATCTTTACCGTGATATCCTTGAGCATAACCTGGCTTAAGTTTTTTAACTTTACCACCTTTAGCTTTAAATGCAGCAATTGACGCGGCATGAGCTTTCTTTTCAGCATCAGACATTGCTTCCTTTTTCATAAGCTTTCGTGTTGCTCTCATGATACCACCAGCTCTTCGTGCACCTTTAAACTCGGGCCCACCTTTATATTCTTGATCTGGATGTTTACCACCAGCTTTAGCTATTGTATCAGCCGCACCTTGATCTCGTCCTTTATGAAACATATCTATTGCAGCTCTATTTACATATTTCCTTGCAAGATTTTTTGATATTTCATTTACTTTAGATTCATTTTTTATCTCATCTCTGAGTTCCCAAAAGGTTTTCATTTATTTACTCCTTACCTTTGCTGCTAAATCAGAATCTGCCTTACCCCAGGTACCTTTACCTTTGGTAATAAAAGAGTTGACCCTTGCATATCCCCATTGTTGTTGAGTGGCGCCTGGACGATGACCTGATTTCCATGCCGCCATACCACGGTTATAAACTTTTCTTAATATCCCTAATGGCATACCTGATTTTTCTGCTTTTTTCTTAAGTCCTGAATCAGCATCTTCCATTACAGATGTATGTTCCTTAAATTTCATTAATCATCTCCAAACATTTGTCTAAATTTAATTGTGTGTTTACTTAATTTTGTTTTCTTTTTATCACCTGGTGCCTTTTTATACGCGGCCGGATTATCATCGGACATTTTTGACTGTTTTTTAAACTGGGAATGTCTATTCTTTTTTGTGCCTTTTTTTAAACCTGCATAATATCCTTTTGGTTGGGTCCCTTTCATATCCTTAATCTCTGGATCTTGAGGTCCTTCCTTATTTTCCGTATTAACCTTTTTCACATCATCAAGCCATTTTCGTGACGCATCTTCCAAAATAACATAATTTGATCCAAGGTGTTTTACACTTGCAATTTGACCAGTCTCTTTTATTACAACAATATCACCGGCATTAAATAAGTCGCCGGAAATATAATTTTCTCTAGTTTCTGATACAGGTTTTAATTGAATATGATTTTTAAATTCTTTTTGTTCCTTTAAACCCATTGCTTTTCTAATTTGATTAAAGGTAGTTTTGGCTTCAGAATTGGACACACCCTTTGGTAAACCTTGGGCAAAAGATGTAAAATCATTTTGTTTTGCTGCTGTTCTCATTTTGGATGCAGACATACCACTAGAACCCTCGGCATCCGGATCCCTATCTCCAGCAGAAATAACATTTATAGTTTGAAAATTATAAAACCCATGTCTAGCTTTTATACCATTATATTTATTTAATAAGGTATCAAATTCTCTAATTCGGTCCGAACCTACAACCATTACAATTTTTTTAAATCCTTCGTTATATAATTTAACTGCGGCCTCAATTGCGGTTTTAACACCTTTATCTGATAATATTTGTCTGGCATGTTTTGGAAACATTTTACGTGCTAGTTTAACTTTGGCTTTATAGTCCAATGGATTTTTATTTTTATCCTGAGATTGTGATAAGTAAATTCTATATGGATTTTTTGCAGATGAACTGGATAGTTTATCCATTAGTTTTTCATGACCAATAGTAGGAGGATTCATACGACCAAACGTAAAGTATACGGTCTTTTCTTCTTCAACTAAATAATTTTTAAATGACCTAATCACCCTTGCTTTTTCCTTTGTAATTCATCACGACGTTTTTTCGGCATAAGACGTTTTGACATATATGCAATTCTTGTTTGAAATCTCTTACTTGATAAGCGATTTTCAATATCTTTTTTACGTGCTACTGAAACATTGCTCTTATCTTGACCACGTAATAATTTTTTGGCTATTTGTGCACGAACGCCTCTGCGTGCTCTTCTTTTAAGCACATCTTTTTTGGCTAGTCGCCTACGAGCTCTTTTTCGTGCTAATTTTAATTGGGCTTTACGTCTTTTAGCTGTACGAGCTAATTTACGGCGGCCTGTTAAGGAAAGGCCTTCTTCCACATCATTTTCTTCATTTAGGAATGCTAAAAAATTAAGCATGTTTATCTCCCTGGTTTATCCCATCCTTTTAATATATCTGGCGAAAAGTTGGCATAGGAAAATTCCATCCTATCAACAATTTTCACCGCGTCACCACCAAGTTTATCTATTGCAACATAACCTTCCTGGCCTGTTGTTTGATATCCTTTTTTAGTTTGTAAAAATGTTTCTACGTTATTCAATTTGTTTAATATATTTATAATTTTTAATTTCGCAAGAACTATAACCTTTTGTAATTCAAACATCATTTCAAGAGATGTTTTATTTTGTGGTGAAAAAAATGAAAGTAAATTGTCTAATTTCTTTTGTTGTCCACTTTTACCTTTTTCTGTTTTTCTGGCATTTATTTCTTTTTGGTATTTTTGTTTAATCCAATTAATTAATTTTATGGTATGAGCTCTGGTATTACCTACAACCTCACCTTTGCGAACATATGTATTGTTAAATGTTTCAATGTGTTGAGCTAAATTTTGATCAGCCTTCAATGTACGTAATGTGGAACCACTAATTTTATTAAATATTTTACCCGCATCGGAAAGATATTTGGTTACTTCCTCAGTATCTTTAGAATTCATGGTATAATTGGTCATATCACGTAACATGGCATCTTGTTGCCAAACATTGGCCGTTTTTTTAAGCGCAGCTACATTTACACCATATGAAGCCTTCATTGTTTCAAATGTTTTACCTGTATATGTTGTATGCCACACAATACCTACCTTTGCCCTTTTAATTTCTTTGGCCATTGAAGTATTTGCTGGCACGGCATAAAGAATTGTATTAGGGTGAAAAGTGACATATGATTGTCCTTTAATTTTTTTAGTTTTAATATCCTTTGATCCAAATAACAAATCGCCCTGAATTACTCCTTTTATTCCTAGATCTGCAAAATGATCCAAAGAGAGCTTAAGTTTTGTAGAAAGATCACCACTAGTATCAGCGTCGATATCTGCATGATTCTTGTATACCTTGGGCTTCGCATTAAAGATTCCTTTTTTAGCCACGAAGAATCTGCCATCACGTGGATCAGTCCCAGCAAACACAGCAGGAGCACCGTCCCATTTAATACTAATGTTACCATCCTTCACACCTCCTATCATATTTTTAAGGGCCTTTAAAGCAAGAATAGCCTCACGTGTTCCATCGACACCACCATAAAGAACCTTGTCCTCAATGTGAGTCATATGTGTGTTTTTCTGCTCTGTTATAAATTCATTAAAATTAATCATTTTTTATCCGTAAAATCACACATCATACGGGTTGGATAACCATCACCGCCTTGTGTGTCTCTTATATTTATCTTAAATCGGTATGCGCTTGATTCAAACTCCACATCAATTCGTTTACCTTTACCACCTTTACCACCATAATAAATTATAGGTTTACCGGTAATGGTCGCGGCCTTTATCATATCTTTTTTGTCCATTTTTTTGGTGTGTATTTTACTACCTTTTTTATGAACAATACAATAGCCGAATCCTATTCCGGATTGTAATAAATTTTGTAATGCAGTTTTGCTAAACCCTGGATTCTTATCAATAAATCCTTTTCCAGAACCATTAAATATATTACAAAATTTGGCAGGATCAATGCCAAAAAGGCCTAATAGTTTTAGACCATTTCTATTTGTAATCTTGCCTTTTTTAATTTCTGCAGTTGTTAAAATTGTTTTTATGCCAACATTAAAAAATGTTGTAGTACCGCCAAGCTTTAATGATAGGTAAACTTCTTTTTTATCAAGTTCCAATGTAATATCGGTCACTGATTCGCCGACATCAAATCCTGTACCTTTTGGGTTTGTCAATTCAATCTTTGATCCAAATTTAAGTGGCCGTCTTGTATTTTCACCACCAACAACATTAACTTTAAATTTTGTTGAATTGGATATATCGTATACCTTATCCAAATATTTAATTGAGGACATTATTACATCATTGGCAACATCCTCACCAGCCCACCAATTTAACAAAGCTTCTGCAAATTGAGGTTCAAATAAATTACCACGGTTGTTTGCACCTCTGTTACCAGAAGAACCATTACCATATTTAATTTTTATTTTATCCAAATTTGCTTTTTTCCTAATATCGGCCAGAGATATTTCATCAGATAATTCGCGTGATATATTTACATTTGATCTCTTTGCAGGATCAATATTAATAGGCGTTTTTGATTTATTTCTTAAAAGAGCAAAAAGTGATTCAATTTCCTTAAGGTTGTCCTTAGAAAAATCAGCTAACTCTTTCCTAATCTCAGATTGCTGTGTAGGAAAAAAAGTGTAGGCCAAGAAACATCTCCTAATAATAAGTTATTATAACACTATTTATACCAAAATGTAAACAAAAAAGCACCCCGAAAGGTGCTTTTCTTAACATTATATAAAAATTTAAAATCGGCCTAGGAACTGAGCAATTCGTCCAACAAATGGTAGAAGTGCTATCGCCATCAATAAATTGACTCCAGTATGTGCCATTGCTATTCGTAGTGTATCACCTTTCGGCATACCATCTGAAACCAACAAACCTGCCAACCAAATCGTGCCTGTGGTACCAATATTTGCTCCAAGTACCGCAGCAATTGCGGCAGGTAATGGTACAGCGCCAGAAGCTACAAGAGCAATAATAGCCGTAGTTGAAAGAGAAGATGATTGCCAGAGTAGAGTCATTACGATTCCACCAAGGAACATCCAATACGGATTATGAATAAAGAATGACAAATGATCCATATTACCCATTGACTTCATACCACCTGAGAACATTTTGAGTCCTATATAAAACACTACCAATCCAACAAGAACAGTAATTACGGGGTTGCCTAAATCCATTTTATTAACCTTTTTTGTAAGTTTGTCTAGTTTTTTCATTAGAATGCCTTTTAAAATTATTACCGGATTCTTTTTCTACTTTATTATTATCATAGGCTTTAATTGACCATTGTCTACGTTTCTGAACTTCACTTGGGTGATAAGCTCTCCAGTAGTGTTCCCAACCTTTGATTTTATTTTCTTTTGCCCAGAGAGCAATCATTTCTGGTTTATGCGCTTTCAACACTATACTCCTTAAGGCTATCCCATCTAAAACTTCGCCAACCATTAGCATTAATATCCCAGACAGAAAGTGCCGTTTTTGATTCATCCTTATTTATCTTATCAGATTCTGGTAAATAACCTTGCTGTAAAGTGCATTCCATTTTTCTGTAATCACCATTGACCTTTGTAAATTCAACAGTAACAATATTTCCTAGAAGTTTTTCAATTAAATCACTTCTGTCTACCTTTGTTTTTTCCATATTACCTCCTAACAGTTACAATAGAAAAGTTTTACTAATTCTAATACTTGACAAATTTATCAAACATCAAGACACTTGTATCGCCACATAAATCAGCACCCCAAGGATGCTGAAGTTTATGACCATATTAACATAATTTGGATTGGGAGTCATTATACTTTCTCCGCAAATTCCAATGCCATTTTAAGGGCATCACGCTTACGAGTTTGGTTGTTACCATACCAGTTATTATATAACCTAGTATCCTGGTTACGACCTTGAACATGATCAGTAACAAAGGTTACTGAGTTAAATGCCTGCCACCAGGAACCTTCGGCAAATTTAGCACCAGGTTGTTGTTCAATGGCATCATGCGATAGTTTTGCATTTCTTGAAAGAGTATCAACAGATAATCCCTTACCTTGAACCTTTTTATCAGAAGTAAGAGGGAACACTGTATTATAATATTCAATAAGTGCCTCAGTTGAATAACGCTTTGAACCAAGAAATTCTGCCATTTCTTTATAAGTTCTGAGTTTTTCAGAAGCAATACCAAGTTGTTCCTTGACCATTTTTGGATCAAATACAGTACGGTGACCGACTTTTACTGAACGATCTGCCTTGGATTCCAAGGACAGTGTTAATGTGTTATTACACACCACTCGGATTGGAGTAAATCGAACATTAATTGATTTACCATATTGATGTGGATTTGAAAATAGTAAATAAGAATCAACTTGATCACCATTAAACAAATCAAAGGATTCTTTAATTTTTGCTAATGCCCAAACAACCTGGCCATCTTTTAATGATCCTGCAGTATGCATTTCCATATTTCCAGAAAGAACATATTCTGAAAAGAATTCAAATGCCTCTGAGTTCTGACATGGATTCCAGTCAGGTCCTACATTTGTTAGAACTTTACCGTCAGTGCCACGGATAAGGGATTTTTGTCCAGTTGGAAGTTTATTTCCATTGAACTCAATAAATGATTGACATTCGTGGACATCCCAATCAACACCTGCCTTAACCATCATTTGCTGAGGTGTTAGGTCATTTGATACAGGAACTCCAAGACCGTGCCATGGAACTTCTCCTGCATATGCCATAGTTTCAACTTCGTGTGCCATAATATATTTCCTTTTTATTTTTATTTTATAGTATTATTATATCATACAAAAACACAAATGTAAAGTGTTTTTTTTAATTAATTTAAAAAAAATTATCAACCGTTGCCGACAACTTAGTCTTGTCTAGTTCCAGGACCATAATCTATAACTACTGGAAATCTAGGAACTCCATCATTACTCAATCCAAAATATCTACAGGTTGCCCAATTTATGCTATTCTTTGTTTTTAGTAACTCTGCAAGTTTGTCCTGAGAACCTCTTACTCCTGAACTAAACTGTGTACCATCAGCAAGTTCAAGTATAAATCTTTTTGCATATCCTGCCCAATTGCCATTACCTTCTTGTATTTCTATGACTTTGTATTCTTCTGTAATGAATTCTTTTCTTTTTAAAAGGCCTTTACTTCTTTTACATTGATAAGGAGCATCTGCTCTAATCATTTGACCTTCATATCCGGCTTCAGTATACTGACCATAAAGTTTATCAATGTCAGCAAATGTCCAAACTTTGCTAGTAGCAACTAACTCAACTTTACCACTAACACCTTTTACAATATCAGATAATACGTCTTGTCTCTCTTTAAACTTTAATGTTGTATTATCCTTGTCATACATATCGTAAGTATGATACTCAACCAATTCTGCACTTTCTGCAATTTCTTCTGGTCTACATTTTATTTTCCTTACCAAAGAAACAATCTTTTGAAAGTCTGCTTTTAGTTCATGATTATAAAGTTCACCATCTAAGACTATATTAGGCATAGTATCAAAAATGTGCTTAACACTTTCCCAAATATGAGGACAACTATTAATAGGCTTACCGGCTCTTGTTCTCATACCTCTTGAATCTATAACACATCTGATACCATCTAGTTTAGGTTGTGAGTAACCTTCTTCAAATTGTGTTTTTGCCCAATCATGTGCTAACATAGGTTTAAAATTTTCATAACTATCTATTGCATTTATATCCTCAAAATATTCTTTTTCTATTCTTTTATCAAATTCTGAATGTGCTTCGAATTTTGCTTGTGTAATATTTGTAGTAGCATTTGCTTTACCAATATTTTTAGCCTCTGTAATATACCACTCACTAGTAACTTTTTTGCCATCCTGTGCACCGGAAATTGTCCTAGTACCTGCTTGTGTTTCATCTAAGTTCCAACCATACTGCATAGTCCACTCTCGTACTTTGCCAGTAGTATCTCTTTTATATAATTTAGGTAAACTGTAAATTGTTTGCATGTTTTAAAAAACCTTAATTTTGTGAAACTGTAATAAGTTTATATTTTATTTTATTGTTATGTATTTTTTGTAAACGATTAATTTCAGGATAGAAATTTTGATCGAAATCCCAATATTCGATCTCTCCGTCTGGGTATTGTATTTCCATATATATCTGTTCCATATTATTTCCTTTTTATTTTCATTTTATAGTACTATTATATCACATAAAAACGACTCTGTAAAGTGTTTTTTTAAATTAATTTAAAATATAAATATTACTACACATTCCCGCAGGAAAGGAATCATATGGATAAAGTTGGACATCAAGTTCTAATAAAAGGTGATATTCTCAAAGCACCTGGAAATGGAAAAAACTGGATTGTTGTCGATGTCGATGGCGGCAGAAAAATAACTATGGTTTGTTTAGGCAAAAAAATCACAAAAACAGATCGTGATCTTGCGCAGTGGTCTGTATTTAATAAGGAATAACAGAAGGTTATATATAATGAATATGCACTGGTGGATAATGTTCTACATGTTTATGATGGCAGTATGTTTATGGACGATAATAATATTAATATGAAAAGAATGGAAATAATATGGCATATTTAGTACACCCACTACCACCAAGAAAAGTATGGGTAAAAAAAGAATACCTTTATGATCTTGAAAAGGGACACGGTGAATTGACTCCTGGATTATGGATATCAGTTAGAAGTATTCAGGCAAAAGCATTGTACTTTGAAACACTGCTCACCGATTACGGTGCACTTTTTGACAAATTACCTTTAAGTGCATTTGTGTGGAAGGAAGATATCAATTGGGATGACCAATTACCACTTGATGTTTTAGAATTATGGGATTGTTTTGATTATAATATTACAGTTGTTGAAAAACCTATTTTAGGTAGATGTAGTTTCTTCGGCAAAGATAAGAAAATGCATCCTGGAGAATATGAATTTACAATAGATACTGCACATCCGGATTTTTCAGTCCTTGATACCAATTTTTCAGAACATGATCCAGAACATAAAACATTTAATATCATTGCATTGGATAACGGGCAATTTGCTGCACAACCAAATAATAGATGTCAATTTTTTGATAACAGTTTAGTTGATAATACAAACCTAAAACAACCTGACTTTAAAGTATGTACACAAAATTATGCCGTTGAAACATTACCTAAATGGTGGAGTGTGGGTCACACCGATGAATGGGCTTACAAAACCGAAGAGGAAAAGAAAAGCACGAATGATTGAAATAATATTATATAGTATATTTGGATTGTTTATTATAGCAATGTGTATGTTTATGTATGATTGGTATAAAGACAAAGAGTGGAGAAGAAACAATCCAGAGGAACATAATATAATGGAACGTAAAATAAAGGATGATTTTAGTGAGTAGACCGTTAGAGACAAGAGATCATATGATGGTTGGTATAACCTCATGTATGTTATTCATATGTTATAAAATGATGTTAATGAGTCCGATACTTGCAGGATTATTAATGTGGTTCAATATGAACCTATTTAATGCATATTGTATTTGGCGAAAAAGTGAAAATAAGTAAAACAGGAAATTTACACAATGATGAATAATGTGCACAGTGATTATTATGAAAGATTAAACATTGATTATGATTCTAATAAATTAATTGAAGAATCAATTATGGTCCATTACAGTCCTTTTCAGACGGGTAAAAAAACGGACACGTGGTTCGATAATCAAGAGACTTGGTATGTGGGTCGAGTGAATGACAGTCGAATGTATCTTGAGGTACATAGGTTAAAGAAAATGATCGAGACTTTAATTGAATCAAAGGATGTCAGGCCTAGGTATTATGCACAAATCAAGGGTTCTAGTGTACCGTTTCATAGTGATATGAATACCGAATGTGCGATCAACATCATTTTATCAAACCGTGCTGGGCCTGTCTTATTTGAGGATATTGGAGAGGTTGTGTATAGATGTGCATTACTCAACACGACACAAAGACACGGCGTACCTGAATTTAAGACCGAAAGACTATTATTAAAATTTTCGATATTTGACAGGACTTATCAAGAAGTAAGAGAGAGATTAAAAGAACATGGATATTGCGCAGATTGATACAAACATTGATGTAGACCGAATACTATTAGAGTTGGAAATGTTACCAAAATACAACAGTCAAATCATGCTACAATCACCTGCTGGAGTAACGGATCCTCTTTTAGGTATTGGAAGAACCACTGAATTTGATTATGAAGAAAAGGACTTCTGTGAACCTACATTTGATTTACCCTATACGAACTCAGTTATACAACATCTCGGTATGTTTCGTACCCGAGTGATGAAAATGAAAATGAAAACTTGTTACACTTATCATCAGGACAAAACTCCGAGAATTCATGTACCACTAGTGACGCATGAAAATTGTTTTTTTGTATATGAGGACAAAGTCATTAGGTGTCCGGCAAATGGAATGGCATACTATGTTGACACTCGAAAGCGACACACTTTTGTCAATTCTTGGATACAAGAAAGAATTCATATCGTTGGTTGTGTTAATGACTTGACAAGTTCAAAAGAGTTAATATTAAGAGAAATAAAAAACTGATAGAGTTCTGTGTTAATGCATCTTGCATCATGTACTGTACTTGTTTCGATTAAGTACAATCTTCCTGCCTCAATATTCTTACATTCTATCATCTCATTATTTTTTTTATATCTTAGTGACATTGAATCCGGATTATCGGTACCCCACAAACGTAAATTAATTGCAGGTAGCATGACATCCCAATGAGGTGAAAAGTTTGCACCTTTTTTCCAATACAGTATGCTACTTCTTGTCATGTATTTTCTCAGTACATATAAAGGTTCAAGTGACGCACAATCAAGTACTTGAGTTTGCCGAGTAAAGTCATATTCTAACAACGGTGTGTCTGGATTGTTAGTATTATAATAATCTAAAGGTCCTATGCTTTCGTCTAGATTGCCATCAAATTTTCCGTTTAAGTTTACTAAAGGTAAACCTTTTCTAATATCATTTAACTCAGATCTGTTATTTCCCCAAGGCTTAAAAAAATCTTGATAGTGCAACATGTCGTGCTGAAAGTCTGTCACGTTAATTTTTATTTGAGTTGGAACTAAGAACTTAGTATGAAGATTCCAATACAGATCATTAGAAATTTTATTACTTTGTTCGTATTTAATTCTAGCGGGATGGTTGAGCGGTTTTAATAATGTCATCTGCTATTTTTTCTGTTAATAAGAAATCGGTCATTTGTGGATATTTTTCTCTAATTTTTTTAGTTCCAATATATCCTACAATATTAAAATATAATACATTAAGTTTCATATCATAATTATTAATTTCATTAACTGTGTGTAAAAGACTTGTCTTATGTGATTTATGAATCAATCTATTGTAATTAAATTCTTCAGGTTTATAATTGGTAATATTGCTCCCAATGTTGATAATACATTTTTTCTCATTTTTCCACGCTTCTACAAATTCAAGCAATAATTCAACTTGAGAAAACTTATCATACGCATTACTTATAAACACGTCACACTCAATAGATTCCTTTATTATCTTTTTTCTATCAGAACGAATTGATATATCATAATTATTTGATCTACTAAAACACAACGTATTTTCTGGTAGTAAGTTTTTTATTTCAAGTCCAAGACCTTGAGTATGTCCCGTTAAACCGTATCTATACATCTCGAAACGGCAAATGAATGTTGTTTGTTGTTGAAGCTATATTCTGCCAACAGTTTTCACTTTTTGGATTGCAAGTTGCATATAATCCATCAAGTAATTTAAATCCTAAGTGCTCTACATATTTAACGCTCTTTTGCATGGCTTTCCTTTTCTTTAAAGTTTGTATTGAGAAAAAACATTCATAGTTATTTAATTTTGAATATTTATGATGATAAGGTATAATCCAATTATTTGCTGGTCTTTGTTTAAGCGAAAGATTAATGTTTCTATATTGTGGAAATACATAATATCTATCACAAATTCTTACTAAATTATTTCCATAATTGTATACACCAGCAAATGCAAGTGGATTCTTATAATAGGTCAGTAAGGTAAAGGTTAGGTACTTATCCCATCTTTTTTTCATATTATCATAAGAATAATTGTTTGAATTCTGATGCCCTTCATTTTCAGCGACTTCAAAATATATTTTCATTTCGTCAAGTGATTTATTATCTTCTATTCTAAACATGTTTATTAATAGAGTATCTTAAATGTTTTCTATTTACATGACTTGGTGTGCTGTCTCTTCTATGTAAAATTTTAAAGTTATTGATTAACACAAAGTCATTCTTTTTCCATTTATGAACCATAGGTTTTTGCTTTTCAATTAACTTTAAAAATTCATCTTCCAATTCCGTTTCAGTGTATGCAGGACTGTAAAAATAAAACTTACCACAATCATCTTCCATCACAAGAGGATGCTCTGCTCTATTTTTTATTCTATACAACCTTTCTTCTGCCTTAGATTTAAATTCGTATGGATGTGATGATTGGTTGTAATATTTAGTCACACTATTCATCGAAAACACGCCTTCGGCTTTTTGTTTTAAACTATCTGGACTTTTATTATATAATTCCTGCATATTTAAAAAATAAGTAGGACTTGATCCTTCATCGGCTTCTAGACAAAGTAAGGCAGAAAAGTGTGGAATATCTTTGTGGTAACCTCTATCCTGATGCCATAATAAGTCATTGGTATGGCTAAATTTCTCATCACCAATTTTTACTATTTTTTGATTGTGGACATCTTGTTCTTGTAGCACACCAAATTGCTTGACTGTATTTTCGTCTGCATTTGGTATGTATATAATGTTTGTTTTTCCTGAGTATAGGTCTTCAATCATATCGCCATTAAACTTTCATCTGTTTTAAATCTTACTGATAATATTTTTCTTGTTTTGTTTAAAAAATTTTTTACTCTGTGTGGAACTTCAATATTAACAATTGTAGGACCTGTTATATTTTTTGTTCCTATTATATAGGGATTCTCTTTCCACTCTATTTTTAAATAGTTTACGTCATCAGTTTTAGATTTAATTAACTTTAATAAATGTTCTCCTCCATACCATTTCATAATAGAGTTTTCACAATTTTCTAGTGGAATATTTAATGCCCAGTTGGATAAATTTTCCCTAGTTTCAGAGTTTCCATCTGCGTGAATAATTTGTTCTCGTTCTGGACCTTGTAGGAATATCATCCAACTCTTTAGTTCCAAATTTAGTTCTTTGAATAGTTTTTCAGATTTTTTGATTTGATGATTTTGGATCAATTCCTTTGGATCCATCACTCTTGTTATAGAATCGTTAAGATCCATTTTATTTAAACTTCCATCAAACAACCTTACAATAGTATCGCATGCTTTTAATAAGTCTGGATTATTTACATCTTTGTATAAATTTTCTATCATAAAATTCTTTTCTCACTTCTTCAAATGTTTTATCTTTCCAACAATATTTTAATAAATATCTATCATTAGGATATGGTTTAACACTGTGATCTTGTGATATATCCACTAATGCACATTTATAATAAACATCTTCGTCATTTCCAAATGTTATTGGAGCATTGTCTTCAGATAATATTATATTTACAGCTGTAATTACTTCCCAATCTCGGTGCCGTGGCAACTCATAGTCTGACCGTAATATATAATGTAATACAACATCGGCTTTGAATAATTCCTTTAACCGTTGTGTTTCCGGAGGATAAATTTCTAATGGTACAGCCTTTTGCCAAGCCTTACTTTCTTTCCAAAATTGTCTTCTTTCCTCGGACTTTGCTCGCCACCAGTTTTCTGATTTATTATTTTTAAATTCCATCTGATGAAATTCTTGCAATAACATATCGTAATTGATTTTCATATCAAGATGGTGTATTTTATCTTTTGTGGTGGTCATAATGATTTCCTTCAAATGGTGCAAATATATTTATGAACCATCTATTTATGGGCTTGCCATTTTGATGGCCAAAATAATTTAACACTCCCATACCGGCATATCCTAGCAGTATAGTGTATGGAGATATTATTATCACCAGCCAAATAAAATACTTTCCATATTTTTGAAAAAATTTAATTCTCTTATTATTTATGACGTCCTTTATCATAGAAGTTGGTACTGGATCTGACCATCTTGATAATATCACATTCCAAATTCCTCTGTGTTTTGGAGAATGTGGGTCCCATGGTGTGTCATGATATTTATGATGTAACCTATGTATTCCAATCCAACCAAGTGGTTTATACACTCCAATACATAATGCACATAAAAGTGATAACCATTCAAACCAAACACGTCTTTTTCCAATACCATGCGCCCAGTATCTATGTAAACCTATTGTTGCGCCGATGGTGGCTAAAATAAAATATGCAGTATATATGTTTAATAAAGTCAAATTATTCTATTCCATAACCAAATAGTTCAGCAAGACCAAAGACTTCCATTAACATAAATGTAAG